TGCGCGAAAACAGCTTGGCCACCTCGGTCGCCGCCGACAGCGACTCGTCGCTCATCATCCGCGCGCCCAGCCGCGGCAGCGCCTGCTCCAGATAAGCCGCGCTTGTCAGCTTGATCCGCTCGTTGGTGGACAGCGCCGAATTCCATTCCAGCGTGAACTGCTCGAACGCGCGCTTGTAGTACGGAAGTTTGGATATCTCGTAGAAATCCTCCGGACCAATGCCGTAGTCCGCGAAGATCACTTCCGCCTTGCGGATCGCCATCGCCATCTCCATGGCGAGCTTTGCAAGCGCAGTTTCGTCTAAATTTTGATCGGGCGGCTCAGTGGGCTCGGACATCCGCGCACCCTATAACATTTCCCGCCAATAGGGTAGCATGGCGCCCATGGCAACCAACCCACTCGGCCAGCAAGGCGTTCTAAGTGTCGTGCCGCCAGCGGCGCTTGAGGCTCACCTACAAGCTCAGCAACTTGCTCGCGCTCAAGCCGCTGCACCGCCAGAACCAGCGCCGCCAGCTTTAGTTGGTTGGGTACGTTCACAATTCGAAATCTTCCGCAACCACCGCAATACCGCCGCCGGCTGGTCCAATCGCTTGCTCGAGGCGTTGCGCACCTTCAACGGCCAATATTCGCCAACCAAGTTCCAGGAGGTCAAGAAGTTTGGGGGCTCGGAGGTTTTTGCGCGTTTGTCCGCCCAGAAGTGCCGCGCCGCCTCCTCGCTCCTGCGCGATATCTATCTCGGCTCCGACCGGCCCTGGTCGATTCGCCCGCCGGCCGATCCCGACGTGCCACCCGATATCGTCCAGAAGATCGATGCGCTCATGGCCCACGAGCAGCAGATGATCATGCAGACGACCGGCCAGGCCCCGTCCCCGCAGGACGTCCAGATGCGCCGCACCGCCCTCATGGAGTCGGCCTCCGACGCCGCCAAGAAGAAAGCCGCCGACCAGGCCCAGGTCGCCGAGGACAGGATCGAGGAGATCCTGCGCGAGGGTGGATTTTATCACGCCCTGGCCGAATTCATCGTGGATCTCCCCATCTTCCCGTTCGCCTGCATCAAGGGCCCCACCGTCCGCATCGCCCCCGAGGTCAAGTGGAACAACGGGCAGCCGCTGGTGCGCCAGATCCCGAAAATGGTCTGGAGCCGGATATCCCCGTTCGATATCTGGTTTACGCCGGGCGTGGCGGACATCGCCAACGCCAACGTCATCGAGAAATCACGCCTCACCCGCGCCGAGCTCAACGACCTCCTCGACCTGCCCGGCTTCGACCAGGACGAGGTCCGTGCTGTCCTCGACGAATACGGCCGCGGCGGCCTCTACGACAACTGGGACACCACCGACGCCGAACGCTCCGTCCTGGAAAGCCGCGAGAACCCGGCCTGGAACCGCTCCGGCCTCATCACCCAGATGGAATTCCACGGCAACATCCAGGGCCGCCTCCTGCAGGACTACGGCATGCCCGGCATCGCCGACGAATTGCGCGACTACCACGTCGACGCCTACGTCATCGGCAGCCACATCATCAAGGCCAACCTCTCCCCCTCGCCGCGAGCAAGGCATTCCTATTACATAACCAGCTTCGAGAAAGTCCCCGGCACCCCCGTCGGCAACGGCCTCGTCGACATGATCGCCGATCTACAAGACGTTGCTAACGCCACGCTGCGCTCGCTGGTCAACAATCTCTCCATTTCCTCCGGACCGATGGTGGTCATAAATGACGATCGCGTCCGGCCCGAGGATAATGTTGAGGAACTGTATCCTTGGAAGAGATTTCACGCGTCCTCCGACCCAGTTGGCAACAACTCGAAACCTCCCGTTGAATTTTTCCAACCGCAGAGCAATTCGCAAGACCTGCTGACCGTGTTCAGGGCCTTTGTCGATCTAGCGGACGACATCTCAGCAATCCCCAAATACATCGGCGGCCAGCCCGGTGGCGGCGCAGGACGCACCGCATCCGGTTTGGCCATGCTCATGAACAATGCGAGCAAAGTGCTTCAAACCGTTGCAGCGAACTTAGACCGCGAGCTGTTCGAGCCTGCGCTACAACAGCTTGTAGACTTGGTGTTGCTCAGTGATACGACCGGGCTTTTGACAGGCGAGGAAAATGTTTCGGTGCAAGGAGTGAGCGTTGCTATTCAGCGTGAAACCCAACGACAGCGTCAGGTTGAGTTTCTTCAAAGCACGGCGAATCCAATTGATATGGGGATCATCGGAATCAAGGGCCGTGGCGCGGTGCTTCGCAGCGTCGCTCAGACCATCGGGCTCGACGGCGACGAAATCGTACCGTCCGACGACGATCTCGAAAAACTCCAGCAACAGCAGCAAGGCGGCGGCGAGCAGCAGGCGCTCGCCCAGAAGGTCGAGGCCGGCGTGCAGCAAGGCGTGCAAATGGGCGTCCAGAAAATCGCCTCCGACTTGACCGCCGGGCTCCTGGCAAGCCAAGCCGGCGTCCCGGCCGGCCAGCGCGGCATCCTTCCAGCCCTGACCGGTGGCGCGCCGTTGGGTCCGCTCGGCGCTCCCGGGTCTGGCGCTCTGGGCGGCGGCATGGACCAGATGGCGCGGGCGGCCCAGGGCAACCAGCCGTCACCATTGTCGCAAGGCAATACCATGCCGACTAGTCTGGTTGGAAATCAGCCCGCGCCTCCAGGCCCTGGCGCGCGACCGCCGGTGCCGATGGGAGGGCCACCGGGGTGATGCTCATGGCAACGCAGGCCCGTGAACCCGATCCGCGCAGGTGGGTTATCCACCGCAACAGCCGGGGTTCGCCGTGCTGGTACCAGCGTTGGTTGGAAGCGTGGTGGATCGTTACCGGGCGCTGGTCGCTGCATCGCGCTTGGCAGGATGGCCTCGATCACGGCACCGCAATGGAGTATCAGCGCACAGTCGTGATGAAGGGGCGCTAACCGTTCAACCAGAGAGGAGTACGTCCGATGCCGTCCTATGAGGTTAAATCCCGTGTTACCCACGCCGCCACCGTCGAGACCATCGAGGCGCTGCACCGCGAGGATGCGGTTCATCAGGTCGTGGCCAACGCCACCGCTACTCCCGGCGACGAGATCGACGTTTTGACCGTCACCGAGCTGCCCGGCACGTCCGGCGGCGGCGAGGGCGCGACCGGCGCCACCGGCGGCATGTTCGGTGTGGGTGAAACCAGGTCGACCAAGGCGCAGCTCAACGACATGACCAAGGAGGAGCTGCTGAGCGTGGCTGCCAGCGAGGGTGCCGAGGTCAGCGAGCATTGGAACAAGGGCGATATCATCGACGCCATCGTCAAGCATCGCAAGCGCGCGTGAAGCTGGGGTGGAACTGCATACTGCGTAACGAGGCAGCGATTATATCGCGCTGCCTCGACAGCATCATTCCGCACGTCGACTACGGCATTGTGGTCGACACCGGCTCGACCGACTCGACCGTCGCCATGGTGCGCGCGGCGTTCGAAAAAGCCAGCAAGCCGCTGGAGCTCGGTGCAGCCGAATTCGTCAACTTCTCGGATGCCCGTAACCTTGCGCTGCTGGCTGCGCGTGCGAGCCATCTGCCGTGGGACTACTTGGTGCTCTCGGACGCCGACATGGCCCTGGTCGTCGACGATCCCGACTGGAAGCGGCAGCTCAACGGCGGTCTTGCCTACGACGTGCGGCAGGTGGCCGGAACACTGAACTACTGGAACCGGCGCATACTGAGCCGCAATGCTACCGGTGACTATAAGTGCCCCACGCACGAATTTTTAGATGTGCCAACGGCGGGCAACTTGGACGGCATCTGGTTCCAGGACTTTGCAGATGGGTCTAACAGGCCGGAGAAGTTCGAGCGGGATATCAATCTGCTCGAAGAGATGCTGAAGACCGAGACCAACGAAGGCTTGATCCAGCGGGCTCACTTCTATCTCGGGCAATCATACTTTGATAAGCGCGATTGGGCCAAGGCTGCGGAGCACTACAAGATCCGCGCCGGGCTCGGTGGCTTCGCCGAAGAACGCTGGAACGCCCAGCTTCATTACGCGCATTGTTTAGAGAATTCCGGCGACAGACCGGGCTTCGTCTGGGAGATGCTGCGCGCCTACGAGCTGCGGCCACACCGGGCCGAGACGCTGTACGACCTGGCCAGATATTTCCGCGAGCGCGGAGAAAACCACTCTAGCCTACTGTTTTCCGAGGCCGGCATGGATCCGCAGCCGCACGCCGACCAGCTGTTCGTGAACAAATACGCCGCCAGCACCGGCATACGCGAGGATTTCGCGATCTGCGCCTATTACGCAGGCGGTAAAATCCGCGACCGCGGCGCGCAGGTCTGCAACGAACTGGCGCTCGAAGGCAGCGAGCAGGCCCGCGGCAATATGTTCTGGTACCTGCGGCCGTTGGCCGAGCATGTGCCGTCGTTCAAGCCTACATGGTTGAAATTTGATCTGGACGACGGCTGGGCCGCCACCAACCCGTCGGTCATCAACTATCAGGGAAGGCCTATCCTTGTTTTACGTACCGTCAACTACACGATCACGACGGAGGGGGTCTATGCGATCCGGGGGAAGGATAGCTCTCTGAGTGCCGACTGGAACGTCAATTTCATTCATACGCGTAATTATCTGGTGCGCGACCTGGATGCCGCCACAGCCGACGAGCTGCCATTACCGGAGAATTGGCCGGAACCGAAGTTTCATCCGGTACGCGGTCTGGAAGATAGCCGGTTGTTCGAATGGCAGGGCACCCTGTGGACGATCTCAAACGTGCGCGAGCTCAACGCGGAAGGCTGGTGCGAGCAAATCCTGGTCCCGCTCAATGCGCGCGGCCAGCCTTGGATGCGGATTTTGCCCAAGAAGCGCTACCACGAGAAAAACTGGCAGCCCTGGGTGAAGAACAACGAGTTGCGGTTCGTCTACCGGCAGGGGACCCTGGTCGACGACGATGGTAATGTGGTTTTCGAAAGTGATTCCGGTTTCGATGCCAGCCAGATCAGCGGCGGCTCGCAGGTTATAGAAGCTGACGGTGTGTACTTATCGCTAGTGCATGAGGCGCGCACGATCCCAGGGCGGCCGAACCGCTATTATGCACATAGGTTCGTACGCTACGCCGTTGACGGAGCGGTTACCGGCATGTCCATGCCGTTCTATTTCCATGACAAGCAGATCGAATTCGCCGCCGGCCTGGCGTACTTTCCCGAGCGGCGGCAGCTGATGGCAAGCTACGGCGTGCGGGATTGCGAGGCGTGGGTGGCGAGGATGGATCTAGATGACGTGCTGCGGTTCATCGAGGAGCCGCGATGATCCTATGCAAAGATTTCTTTGAGACGCGCGACCTCGGCTTTCGGCACGCGGGTGATGCGGCCGAACTTGATGGTGCGCACCTGATTCATCTCGATCGCGTCGCGCATGGTTTTGTACGAGACGCCGATTTCCTCGGCCGCGCCGGGGATGGAGAAAGCGGCGCCAGTGCGCCGCCGCTTTTTCGGTTTGGACGCAGAATCGCTCATAGGCTCACCGCCCTAAAAGATGATCTATCTCCAGCATGATACGGAAAATACTGGTGTCAACGCCTATCTGAGGCAAAACGATGGTTGCCGCCATTGACACGGGAAGACAGCGGCGATGAAGGGCAACATCGGATGCGTGATGTGCTGTTATTTTCCGATATCCGATGAATACAGTGTGCTCCGATGAGCGTGGTGGCCGTCACCGGCTTTATCCCAATCCCCGGCCATCCCCGCCCGGCGCAGGACTACGAAAGGCTCGGCGCGCAACTGGCCGCAGCCGACATCACCGCGCTCCTGCGCCTCGACACCGAGCTCGAGGCGTGCTGGCTCTACCGGCATCTGCAACGGCACGGGCCGGTGACCCACTCGACCGCCGACAACCCGGCCAAGAACTCGCTCGCGTACCACATCGTACAGGCGGAGAAGTCCGAGCTCATCGCGGACGCCGCCGAGCTGGTTCCCGGCGCTGACGTCATCGTCTGGATCGATCTCGGCATCTTCCACCTGCCGGGAATGACCGCCGGCGTGATCGAGGATTTCATGGCCCGCGCTGCGGCCGAAGAAGCCATCGCCATCCCGGGCTGCTGGGAGAGGAACTACCAATACGACGATCGCTACCCGATGTGGAGATTCTGCGGGGGCCTCCTGGTCGTGCCGCGCGAGCACGCCGCCGCGCTCGCCGCCGTGATGAGGGACGAGTGCAAGCGCCATCTGCGGGAGACAGGCAACCTGAGCTGGGAGGTGAACACCCTGGCGCGGGTGGAGCAGCGGTACCCCGATTTGCCGATCCGGTGGTATAAAGCCGATCATAATTCCAGTATGTTTACTAATTATCAGGCAACGGAGCACGCCGATGGCTGGAAAGCGCAAGGGTTACGAGGGGTCCAAGGCTGACCTGGCCGAGGACAAGCGCGGCGCCAAGCGCAAGGGCATGTCGCTCAAGAACTACGAGACTTCCGCACAGGACAAGGCCGAGGACAAGCGCGGCCAGGCCAAGCTGGGTCGCAAGAAGTGAGCCATGATGACGAGCGTCCGCTCATGGTTCGCAGACAACCAGGCGCTGGTTTATTTCCTGGTGGCGCAGGGCATCGCGATCGGCGCTGCGGTCCTGTCGATCACGGCCTACATGGTCAAGCTGGAGACGCGGGTGAGCACGCTGGAGATTCGCGGTTCGCCGCACTTGGTGACGGTCGATAGCCGGTTGACGGTATTGGAGAGTCAGACCAAGGCTAACAAGGGAAGCATCGATAGGATCGTTGACGTGATGACCAAGAGGTTGAACATCAATCCATGAACGAGGATCGCAGCCTGAGTTCTGCGGGTGCTAATTTAATCAAGCACTACGAAGGCTGTTTGAAGAAAGTTGGCGATTATTATCAACCGTACCATTGCCCTGCTGGAGTTCTCACGATTTGTTGGGGCCATACTCATCATCACGGGAGAGAGTTCAATGCCGACTCTCGATGGACGATGGAGGAGTGCGATCAAGCGTTTCTGGAAGACATGGGGACGTTTGAGCGAGCTGTACGTAAACTTGTCAAAGTGCCTCTCGAGCCATGGCAGTTCGACGCCCTCGTCTCCTTCTGCTACAACTGCGGAGAAGGAAATCTCGCCAAAAGCACTCTCCTCAAAAAAGTAAACGCAGGCGATTTCGAGGGTGCCGCCCTCGAGTTCCACAAATGGAACAAGGGCGGCGGCAAGGTCCTGGCTGGCTTGACGCGTCGGCGGGCCAGCGAGTCACTGTTGTTCCAGAACATCACGGATGCCGATTACGACGGCAAGCCGGACAAGGTCATCGTGCCGATCCCGGAGCCGATGCCGCAGGCGGTCGATGATCCAGAGGGTTAGCCATGCGGTATGATCGTGCGATGTACGGTGCCGCTGCGATATTCGTGGCCCTCGTGATCGCGGTGCTTGCGCTCTATTTTTTCAGCGACGTGCCCCCGCCAATAGGCGAATAGGAGACTGACATGGTCGCATTGCTGGTCTATCTCGTCATCATCGTCATCGTCTGCATCTTCCTGTGGTGGCTGTTGCAGCAAGTCGCCTTGCCGGAGCCGTTGCGGAAAATTGCGATGATCGTGATGGTGGCGATCGGTGTGATCGTGTTGATCGGTTTGTTGTTGCAGTTTACTGGTGGTGGTGCTTTGCACATACCTAGGCTGCAATAGGAGGGGATAATGTCGCTAAAGACCCTGCCGCTGACGATCCCCGCCGGACACACGATGTCGAGCGGGGTCGATTGCTCGGGCAGCACCAGGATCCTGCGCATCGTCATGCCGCCGGATTGGAACGCAGCGCCGCTGACGTTTCAAGTTTCTGCAGATGGCGGTGTGACCTACAATAATCTGCATCTTACGACCGATATCGGGGATTTCTCGACCTATCCGGCGACCATACCGGTCGTGGTGGCGGGGTCCGTCATCACCATGCCGCCCAATACCGGCTATGGCATTTCCTGGCTGCGGTTCCGCTCGGGCACGTTCACGACCCAGATCAAGCAGGACGCCGACAGGACCTTCCAGGTCGTGTTGGACATGCCGGATGCCGGCACCGGGGGAGCAGGCTCGGCGGGCCCGACCGGCCCAACCGGCCCAACCGGAACCGGAACCGGAGCAGGGGGAACGGGGCCGCAGGGAGATGCCGGACCAACAGGGCCGACCGGCTTGCAGGGCGTACCCGGTCCCGTGGGCGCGGCCGGGCCGTCGGGCGCAGTTGGGATCGTCGGGCCGCAAGGACCGACCGGCGCGGCTGGAATTGCGGGCGCCACCGGGCCGACCGGCACGTTCAATTTGAAAGGCACCATTGCGGCCGACAATGCGGCGGCGGGCAACATCGGAGAAGTCATTGCGACGAGCACCACCGTCGAGGTCGCCCTGACGACGGGGGTGACGGCGAACATCGCTACCTTGGCCCTGACACCGGGCGATTGGGCGGTGTCCGGAGCGATCGTGTTCGATCCGGTGACGGCGACGACCGTCACGGCGTTGGCGGCATCGGTTTCTACTGTCTCGGCGACATTGCCGACGCTGGCGCAGGTCGCATCCGGCATCGGCAACATGACGCAGTATGCCTTGCCGTTCACTAAGGGCGTGGATCAGTACATGCAGACCGGGATCTGCCGCGTTAACGTTAACGCGCCGACCAATGTCTATTTGGTGGGTCAGGGGATTTTCTCTGGCGGAACCATGGGAGCGGCTGGATACATTTCAGCCAGGAGAATCCGCTGATGGCGATTCAAAAAGTTGTCCGGGTCATGGTGTGGGCCATAGCTGATGGGGTGTCGACGTCGTTTACTTTCGATTTGAACATCAGCCCGTACTGGGTCGGGACCAACAGTCCTGCGGGTCAGGGAGGCGCTATCGTCAATTGGTTCGGCGGGGCGTCTCCTGGCAGCAAGATTCCGCCTCCGACAGGTGTCGTGGCGATCGCTGGAGCCGATTCGGCGTCCCTCGTCAGTCCGGTTGTCACGATCAACGTGCCGGTACAGCCGGCCGGATCGAGACACGAGGTCATTCTCGATCTGTTGTTCGATTGATGGGGTTACGGTAGAATGCGTGGAAACCAGCAGGAGGCAGATCATGGCCGAGAAGTCGAAAGTGGAATCCGAAAAGAATGTCGAATTCGCCAAAGGTGGAGATACGCACATGTTCGGTGAGCAGGCCGCCACTCCGGACAAGCCCGGCAACACCGGCAAGGATCAGAGCAGCGCTCCAGGCGCGAAATTCGCCTCCGGCGGATCAGGCAAGATGTTCGGATTTAATCCGAGCGTGCCGGCGACAGCTGGGCAAACAGGTGCCCGCTGATGGCACGAGGAATTGGACCGCGGATGCCCAAGGTGCCGATGCCGAAGGCGCCCAAGCCGGTCGACCCTGCCAAAGCCGTGACGGCACCGCCGCGGCTCAAGCCCATCTCCACCCGTGATTACGGCAAGGGCTCAACGCCGCTGTCGGGAGCGCCTAACTTCGGCGTCCAGGGCGCCGGCATCGGCTACGGAGGCCCGAAATATGGTCTTTAAAAAGCATTTGACTCCCCTTTCGAAGCACGGCCGCGTGGTCAAGCACGTCGGCAAAGGCTCGGTCCAGCAACGCATTCCTTCCGGTGGCCGCAGCTCGCTGACGGGCGGCGACCCGCTGGCGCAGATGCAAAACCAGTATCCAGCCCAGCCGCAGCCGACCGCCGATCAGTCGCAGATGCCGGCCCCGCCGATGGGCGGGCCGCCGCTGGGCTCGAGCCCGCCCGCCGCCATGGGGCCAGGAGCCGGGCCACCGCTTCCGGACGACACTAGTGGGCAATGAGCGCATCGACCAAGGAAATTACTGAAGCGACCCGGTTCCTGCGGAACGCGGCGCCGCAGCAGTACGAGAAATTTGTCGCTGCTTTTGCCAATTATTCGGCCCAAACCACCGACCTGATGGTGCAAGCAACTGGCGATCTGCCGGTCATGCAGGGCCACGCCCAGCAATGCAAGAAGTTGCTGCGCATTCTAGAGGAGATAAAACATGGCTGACGTGACCGTCGACGAAAAGCCGATGGCAAAGCTGCCGATCGACCCGAACTCGATCCCCGACGCCGTGAAAAAGCGTGCCGCGGCGGTCGATGCGCTTTACAATAAGAAAGGCCAGCTTGCTTCGGCTCAACAGGAGAGCGGGGACGTAGTCCCGAAGCCGCCCGCAAGCGGGCCTAAGCCAGAGCAACCCTCGGCCCCCCCGGAAGCTCCGGCTTCGCAGGCGTCGGCTCCCCCCGACCACGCCACCCCACCGGCCGAGCCGGCGCCCGCGGAATCCGCTCCTACCTCCGAGCCCAAGCCGGACAATTGGGAGCATCGCTATCTGGCGATGAAGGGGCGCTATGACGCGTCGCAGAAGACGCTCGCCGAGATGCAGGAGCAGATGACCCAGCTCGGTAACGAACTGTTACAGACCCAGCAGACGGCTTACCACAATGGGCGCACCGCACCGTCTTCGCTGCCACCGCCACCGGCTTACGTGACAGAGCAGGACGTTCAGAACTACGGCAGCGACCTCATCAACTTCACCCAACGCGCCGCCGCGCAGGCGCTAAGCCCCGAGCTGCAAGAGATCAAGCAGCAGAACGCCGAGATGCAGCGGCGCCTCGCGGTCGAGGCACGGCGGAACCTGGACCAGCGGCTCGAGATCGCGGTGCCGAACTTCCGCGACGTCGACCGCGATCCCCGCTGGCACAGGTGGCTGCTCTCGCTTGACATGCTTTCGGGCCGTGTTAGACAGCAATTGTTGAACGAAGCGATTTCAGCGGCCGACGCCCCTAGAGTCATCTCGTTCTTCAGAGGTTTTCTACAGGAAGAGCAAGCCACGGGTCACATCGAGCCTTCGCCCGCCGTTCAGCAGGCCCCGCCTCCTCGAACCCCGGCCGTCGATCTAGGCTCCCTGGCAGCCCCTGGCAGGGCCAGGCCGGCAACCGGAGGCGATGCCTCGGTGCCGCCCGACAAACCCATCTACACACGCGCCCAAGTCAAGCAGCTGTACGAACAGCACCGTAAAGGTGCGTATGTCGGTCGCGAAGCCGAGTGGGCTCGGCTGGAGGCCGATATGTTCGCAGCCCAGCGCGAGGGGCGCTACCGATAAACCGGGGGCCGCCCGTATCCTATAAGGACCGGTAGCTCCCAAGCGATGGAGCTACCCTCATGCCTATCCCGAGTGCGGGTTTTCCTGGCGCAACGTCAGGCTCAGTCCCGCCCCTGACCCCCGTAGGGTCTACCGGAAACCTACTCCAATCGACCGGATTTATTCCCGAGATCTGGAGTGCTAAACTCGTTGAGAAATTTTATGCGTCGACCGTTTTGTCGGCCATATCAAACACAGACTACGAAGGCGAAATCGCCAACCAAGGCGACAGGGTCAAGATTCGCACAAAGCCTACGATCACGATCCGCAAGTATCAGGCCGACGGTTTGCTCGGTCTTGATCGACCAACTGGAGGCTCAGTCGAACTCTACATCGGCAACGGCTTTTACTTCTCTCTGATCCTCGACGACGTGATGGAGGTGCAGAGCGATCTGAATGTCCTGTCTATATGGAGCGACGATAAAGACGTTGTGTCGTCGGTAAACTAGGTCTAAAAAACTGGGAACCTTGTAAAAGGCAACCAGAGGGAAGGGATAGTAAGTTGATCCTGAGTGACAAATACGCTGCTGGTTTTCTTGATGGAGATGGTTCGCTCTTCGTTGGGCTGACCACTAACCCAGTTCCTGTAAAACGGCTTGAACTCGGTTTCCATCAGAAGGAATCCAATAGCGGAGTCATCGATCTCCTTACTCAGCGGTTTTCAGGTGGAACACGGGACAACCGTTCCGGGCGCCGTCGCGGGACCATTACGCATGGTTCTCGCTTGCGGTTTACCGGACAGAAAGCGGTTGATCTGCTGTGCCGGCTGAAGCCGTATCTTGTGGCCAAGCGTGTTCGTGCCAATCGTATCCTGCGTGAACTTGGGTTCACCGAACGGGTTGGAACGGACAGCATTCCTGTTTATCCGTCTCGCAACTGGCTGGCGGGATATTTCGATGCTGATGGTTGTGTTTATGCTCATGCAAATCGGCATGGTGGGACAGCAACCGTCAAGTTATCGATTGATTCCGATGGTTTAGAAAAGGATGGGCTCGTCCTGGTGCAAAAGGCATTTGGCGGAGCCATTCGACAGCGAGGTGCGACAGGTAATTGCTGGCGATGGGAACTTCGAGCGGACGCAGCAATGGTTCGCAAGTTCTTTGATCCGATCGCGAAGCATCTGACTGTTAAACGGGAACAAGCGTACTTCATTCTTGGCTGTGCGAAGATGGGACATTTTCGCGATGGCGAGGTGATCGAGGATACGCTCAAGGCCATGAAGACCCACCCGCACAGACTAAATGACCTAGCGGCTACTGTGGATGTGTCTGCTGAACTTGTGTTGGTGCGCGACGTGCCTGATCCGCAATCTCGCTATAGGCACGCGGAAGGCGTTCTCTGTCAGTGCGGCGGTAAGCCTTACGCTAAAGGCTTATGCAAGAATTGCTGGCAGCTTGAGCGCTATCATAGGCTCAAGCGGCCTACGCGCGGATACAGGCGTAAGCAGATAATAGCTCCAGTGGTTGAAGCGATAGTCGGAACGAACGCGTAAACGTTCGTTGGGCAGCTCAGCAGCTCAAAATCGCGGTCGACACGGAAGTGCTCGACGGCATCGTCGGGCAATGCGCGGCGACCAACCGCGGCGCGACGGCCGGGAAGTACGCCAATCTCAACCTCGGGATCAAGGGCACGCCGATCACGGTGGTTGGGCAGGGTGCGACGGCCGGTCAATCCAATCTGATCGATCTGCTTCTGCGCATGGGGGAGTGCCTCGACGAGCAGAACATCCCGGAGATTGGCCGCTGGGTGGTGATGCCGGCGTGGGCCGGGCGGCAGATCAAGCAGTCGGAACTGCGCCAGGCCTATCTGTCGGGCGATCCGGTCTCCATGCTGCGCAATGGCCGGCTCGGAATGATTGATCGATTCACGTTGTATATCTCGAACCTGCTGCCGACCAACACGAGCGATTCAACCAACTTCGCAGCGGGCGAGTTTCCGATCTTCGCTGGGCATGCGCACGGGATTACGTTCGCAAGCCAGATTTCAAAATTGGAAACGTTGAGGAGTGAGCTGACCTTCGGCCAGATCCTCAGAGGGTTAAAATTAGCTCTCGTTAAACTCCGTGAATTTGTCTGGGAACCCCTGAGAGCCGAAGTGACCACAGCATAACTGGTAACGGTAGATGCGACGGTTTGAAAACACTTCGGATTGGGCAATCAGCAGCCAAGCTCCCTGGGAACAGGGAGAAGGTCCAACGACTAGGTCGAGTAATCCAGACCGGATGAAAGGCCCACGAGCGCGGAGCCTGTGCAAGCAGGAAGATATAGTCTGGTCTGCAGCGAAAGTTGCAGGTGGTCGGATAAAGAGCCGACCGATCAATCAGGGTGTACTGGTTGTGAAACACAACGTGCAGGTGTACGGCTATCAAGTGATCGACGGCACGGCCTTGTGCCAAGCTCAGGTCATCTCTGGCGGATAGTCTGGTATAATCAAGCTGTTAGCGAAGCAATCTTGACAGCTTGAACATTAGGTAACATCTTCTGGCCTTCCAGTGCTGTTGCACACAAACGGGAGGCCAGAATATGACGTGTGGAATTTACTTCCTCAAAAGCCAGAGCGGCAAAATGTATGTTGGTTCCTCGATACGAGCCGAGAAGCGCTGTATCCAGCATTTGAGTGATTTGCGTAGCAATCGGCACCCTTCGCGTCGGCTGTCAAAGGCATTTGTGAAATATCGTGGTGAAGGCTTTGAATTCGGCCTCCTTGAAGAATGTCTTCCAGAGCAGCTTGAGGAACGGGAGCAGTTTTGGATCGACAAGTTGAAGCCACGGTATAATTCGCGCTTGCGGGCGGATTCCAATAGGGGCTTGAGGATGACGGAGGCAGAGCGTGCGGCCCATTCCGGTCATTTAAAACGTATGATTGCGAACAACCCGGATTTTCGCGAGCATCTTATCGAGCAAAATGAGTTGAACTGGGCGAACCCTGAGAAGAAGGCTGCTCGTGTTGCTGCCATGATAGCTGCTTGGACGCCCGAGAAGCGAGCTGGAGTTTCGCTAAAACAGAAAGGTATCGATAACGGCGAAGCTGCTCGCATTGCTCGCTGGAGCAGACCGGGTGCTGGTGAGCGACAAAGTGAACTTACGAATCAAATATGGGATCGCCGCGGTCGTAAGAACACACCGGAAGCGATTAAAGCTAAGACAACTGAATTAGGCTGGGAGTGCAGGGAGATCGGACCACCAAGTAAGCCTGGTGCCGTTGATGGTCGGGTTACCATCTATTGTTCTAAGCATGATTATATTGGGAAACCTACTGTTCAGAGGCTTATGTACCGGGGGCAAGGGTGCCGGTATTGTGGGTTCGAACGATCTTCTGTGAAGCAGGCTGGGCGCCCTAAAGGGAGCTACTCCCGATGACCACGTCTCCGTCCTATTTCGGCAATTTCAGCGACCGCGATCAGCCGACGCTTGCCACTGTCGCTGATTACGTTGCCGACGCGCGCACGCTGTTGCAGGATGTCGTTCCGCCTTATCGGTATGACGACGCTTCCTTGCTGACGTCTCTAAATGTCACTCTGCTGGAAGCGCGGCGGCTGCGCACTGATCTGTTCATCTTTAACATGCGGACGCGCGGGCAGACGCAGGCGTTCACTGAGGTGGATGACACCTATGTCGAGATGGAGCCGCAGTTCCGGTTGGCGATCCTGCACGGGCTGTGCGCGCACGCGCTGGAACGCGATCAAGAGGACGTCCAGGACAGCCGGGCGACTTCGTATTTCGCGCTGTTCAGCGCCGGACTGGTCGGCCGTGCGCTGCCTGGCGTGGCCGGTGGTTCAGGGCCAGGCAGAGGACAACAAGGACAATGAGCAAATCCAACCTTGCGGGCTACTGGGTTAAAATTCTCGGACAGGCGGACACTGCGTTGATGGGGGCTTCGCAGGCTGCCATGCAGGCGCAGCTGTTCGATGTGCTGGATGAATTTTTCAATGACTCGAATTGCTGGCAGGAGAACATCGGCATAACGGTGATACCGGAGTTGCTGGACTATCCGCTGCATCCGTCGACTGGCCGGATATTGCGGCTGTACGGTGTACTGGATCAGAACAACGTGCCGCAGTCGGCGGTCATGCCGGTGATTGGGACGGTGCATTTTCTTTATCCCTATACGAACACGCAGCCGATGACGGCCATCGTCGTCAAGAACGTGACCGATCCGCTGGAATGCGTGCCGCCGCATATTCCGGATTGGGTGCTGCCGGCGCACGGTCAGGCGATCCTCAGCGGCATTCTCGGCAACATGATGCTGCAGCCGGGGCAGAGCTATTCCAATCCTACGCTGGCGCAATTCCATCTGACCAGGTTCCGCGATAAGATCGCGCGTGCTCGGGTGGCGATGATGCGGGCGAATACCGTCGGCTCGCAGGCGTGGGCTTATCCGCAGCAGTTCCGGGTGACGGGTCAGAAGCGCGGCATGAGCACGTACAACGTCAATCCCACGCCGACGCCGTTGAGATAGCGCCATGAACAAGCATAGCGTTACTTCGGCGTATGAGCCCATGGTCGTGGACAACAACGGCAGTTGGAGCGACGCCTATCAGTTCGACGATCCGGATGATCTGACGTGGACGTTGAACGGCTGCAGTTTTGAGATGGACGTTCAACTGAACGCTTACGACAAGACGCCGTTGCTGTCGCTCACGACCGCCAACGGGCGCATAATCACCGACGACGTCGTGCAGCGGGTCATTCACTTCAACGTAACCGCTGCCGACATCCAGGCTAGTCTCGATCCTGGAAATTACGTCTACGATCTCGTGATGATTGATTCTTATGGGGTCCGTTGGCCGTTCATGCACGGAACCGTAAAAATCGTACAAGGAATTACGTACCCCTGACGAGGTGACACGGTGGCGGTTATAAAAAATGAACCGGCTATCGTGTCGACACGCCCCGTTGTGGTCGTGGGTGGGCATACGGGTCCGGCCGGCGGTCCGACTGGCGGCACCGGTCCTACGGGTCCTACCGGAGCGGCGGCTACCGGGCCTACCGGACTTGGCGCGTTCACTGGACCGACGGGTCCGTTCGGGCCGACCGGGTTGGCAATCACGGGCCCAACTGGATCGATCGGCGTTACGGGCCCGGTGGGCATCGGGACGCTTGGGCCTACGGGCGCTACGGGCGCCAGCGGGCTCGGGCCGACGGGCTACACGGGTCCTGCGGGCATCCCTGGCGTGGCGTCCGCGACTGGTGCGTCGGGTGACACGGGGCCCACGGGGCGTGTGGGTCAGACCGGCCCGACCGGGACGCCGGGATCTGCAGTCAACACGGGCGCGACCGGGCCGTCAGGTGCGGCTGGTACGGCAGGCTCTGCTGGTTCATCAGGTCCGACAGGTTCGGTGGGAGCGCAAGGGCCAGTGGGCCCGGCGGGGCCGCAGGGTATTGCGGGAATAGCGGGATCGGCTGGATCGGTTGGTCCTACAGGCCCTACGGGAGCTGGCGGTGGTGGATCGGGCACTGGCGGTGCAGGCTCGACGGGACCGACTGGACCCACCGGAATAGGGTCGACTGGGCCGACTGGTGCATCAGGGTTGGCGGGTGGAATAGGATCGACGGGGCCGACGGGATCGACTGGTGTTGGGACTACGGGGCCAACGGGTGCGATCGGACCTACGGGCGGCGGGTCGGGTACGGGTGGCGCGGGTTCGACGGGTCCGACGGGCGCTGGAGCCACAGGATCGACCGGACCTACGGGTTCGACCGGCGCAGTGGGAAGCGCCGGTGGTGCCGGATCGGTGGGTGCGACGGGACCGACGGGCTCAACTGGTGCTGCTGGATCGGCCGGCGGTGCTGGAGTGGCTGGATCGACGGGGCCAACCGGAGCTGGAGCGACGGGTCCGACTGGATCGACCGGTTCGCCGGGAGCAGCGACAAACACTGGAGCGACCGGTCCTGCTGGTGCTGGCGGCACTGGACCGACAGGACCGACGGGACCGATGGTGACGGTTATCTATGCCGGGAGTTTCTTCTAGTGGCCTTCTATGACACGAGTTGGTACACGAATTTTGGTAACGGCTCGACGACCGGTTATTATGCCGTGACCGTGCGTCCGCAAAATACGGCTGTGGCCGCAGGAGTTATTCGTCGGCAGTTCACCGCACCGGCGGTTGGTTCAGAGCGTTGTTTCATTTGCATTGTTGCTGGAACGACGGCGAACACGACCGATGCTACTTGGGTATTAACCCGTGGCGCTCGGACAACTGACGGCACCGCGACATGGCAGGAATGTACTGGTGCTTCTGCAGTTAATGGTGATGTGACTAATACGCCGACGTGGGCGCAGGCCAAGGCGATCGGCACGCCGACGCTAGGCGCGATCATCAAGCGTAACAATGGTGCGAGTTATTGGATTGCCAGCACTGCAGGCACGTTGGGGGCAAGCGAGCCCTCGTGGCCGAACGATACTGCGGGGACGACCCAGGCTGACGGAACGACGACGTGGACCTGTCTGGGCGTGATCGGCAATTTCACCGGCGGTCAGGCCCCGCACGCGCGGCTGGGCAATGCTGGCGCGACGACCTGGTTCGCGTTGGGCAACACGATCTATGTCGGCGACAATCATGCGGAGTCGCAGACAACGGCGATTACGATAAATCCTACGGGATCAGCTGCTACTATCAGCAGGGTACTTTGCCATAACCATTCCGGCAGTTATCCACCAGCATCCACCGATCTGACCACCGGAGCGACGATCTCGACGACCGCTGCGTCTGTGAACTTAACTTATAGCGGGATAGGGGGATTTTATTTTTACGGATTGTCTCTGAGAGCAGGGGTTGGTGTAAGCACGGCTGTGAACAGCATGCTTCTGACACCGAGCAGTGGTAGTTTCGTTATTTTTGATAATTGTTCGTTTTGGCTTTCCAATTCAACGGCCAACAATGTCTCGCAGATGCAGATCGGCGCTTCCGGGGCCGCTGCCACTACGATGATTTTCAATAATTGCACGGTGCGTTTTGCGGTTGTCACACAATTCATTTCGACCGGGAACGGCGTATTCGTTTGGCAGAATACCGGGGCCATACTTGCTTCCGGTTCGTCAGTGCCCAACAACTTGTTCAGTTTTGCTGGCGCATCGGCAGGCACGGCTTGTCAGGTTATCCTGGAAGCTCTTGATCTAAGTCAATTAACAGGTGGTTTGTATTCAACAACTACCGCGTTAACGAGCTTATTAGTCAAGGATTGTGTGTTTAACGTGTCTATGACTTCAGCAACGCCAAGTCTTGCTGGCGCGGCTGTCCAGTATGTACGTTCTGATGATCTGGCTACTGCGTACCAATCCAATCGCTTCACTGTTGACGGCACCGAGACGACCGAGACCTCGATCGTCCGGGTCGGTGGATCAGTTGACCCGACCGGTCAGGCGCAGTCCCGCAAGATCGTCACCACTGCCAACTCGCAATGGCTGCGGCCATTCCGGGCCGAGCCCTATGCGATCTGGAACTCGACCACGGGAGCGAACGTCACGGTGACGGTGTGCGGCACGGTGAACGCAGGCGCACTGCCAAACAACGACGACATCTGGCTGGAGGTCGAGTATCTCGGATCGTCGGCAAGTCCGTTGGGCACCATGATCACCACGACCAAGGCTAATCTTCTGGCGGCGAATGCGGCGGTGGCGTCGGATGGTTCGACGTGGAACAATACTTTATACAATACGTTCGACGGCGTTCCTTCTGCCGGGGTTGTCGTGTCAAACGGCAATTTGACGGTTACACACGGCACGAACAACACTGGCGTTGGAGTTAACAGCACGGCGTTTCTTGTTGCTGGAAAATGGTATTTCGAGGTGACATTGCAGGGCGTCGTCAACGGTGGAGATGCGTTGGGGATTATGCTGTCTACAGGTACATTTAACAACGTAGTTAGCGGGACCAACAGCACTGTCGTTCTTCTTGGCGGAACTTCGAATGTCTGGAGTAACAATGCCAATACAAGTATGAATCTTGGATCACCGAGTGTCGGTGATGTTTTCGGGGTAGCAATCGACCTTAATGCCAAGCTGGCCTGGTTCCGCAGGAATAATGGCAACTGGAATGCCAGCGGAACTGCCAATCCAGCCACCGGAACTGGTGGTGCAACGATAGCCGGTGGAGCTTTTGCGCCTGTCGTGGCATTTATTTCAGGCGCTACCACCGACGCCATGACGGCTAATTTTGGTCAGTCTGCCTACTCGGGAACGCCACCTTCGGGGTTTGCCAACTGGAACGGCTGGTCGCCCTTCAAGCTGACCGTCACGCTGTCCGCGCCGCAGCCCGGCATGGCGGGCTACCTGCACGCGCGCGTGCGCGCGGCCAAGCCGTCGAGCACATTCTACATCGACCCGCAGATCACCTTGACGCCTGCGGGCGGTGGATCGACCAATGTCGGTACTGCTTACACATCTTCCCGGTATGCCTATGAAGGCACCGAGACGACCGAGACGAGCATCACGCGCGTCGGCGGGGCGAGTGATCCTACGGGACAGGCGCAGTCGCGCAAGATCGTGACTACGGCGAACTCGCAATGGCTGCGCCCATTCAAGGCCGAACCTTATGCCATTTGGAACCCGACGACCGGTGCCAACGTCACGGTGACGGTATACGGCACCATCAACGCCGGCGCGCTGCCGAACAACGACGACATCTGGTTGGAGGTGGAGTATCTCGGATCGAGTTCGAGCCCATTGGGAACGCTGGTCACGACGACCAAGGCCAATGTGTTGGCGGCGAATGCGGCGGTAGCGTTGGATAGCTCGACGTGGAACAATACACCTAACACGTTCGATCCTGTAACGGCCGTCAACACGACGTTGTCGAACGGAAATCTGACGGCGACGCACAATACCGCTACGGGTGCTTCTGGGGCGCGGGTTTCAGGTGGGACTGCAAGCGGCAAGTATTATTTCGAGATCACGCAGACTACGCTTGGACATGGTAACCTTGACGGCTGGGGATTGATGTCTCCGACCGGCGTTTTCACTGATCTTTCCACAGGGGTAAACGGAATTACAGTTACCAAGGCTGGGCAATGCAATATAAACAACATTGTTGTGCTCCCGTCCAATACTTTAGGTGCGGTTTTAGCCGGGGATGTAATTGGTTTTGCCCTCGACTTTGGAGCATTGCTGTGTTGGGTGCGTAGAAATAATGGCAATTGGAACGGCAGTGGGACGGCAAATCCGGCGACCGCTGTTGGTGGTTTAAGTTTCCCTTCCGGGTGGACCCTTACTCCAGGTGTGGCATTTTCAGGTTCCGGCTCGGCTATTGGAGACTCTGATACCATTAACCTCGGTGCCACCTCTTACGCCAACGCAGCGCCGTCCGGCTTTGGTAATTGGATCGCTTGGACTCCCTTCAAGCTGACCGCCACGCTGTCCGCGCCGCAGCCCGGCATGGCCGGCTACCTGCACGCGCGGGTGCGGGCCGCGAAGCCTTCCAGTACCTACTACATCGATCCACAGATCACACTGAGTTAGCATCATGAGCAATACCGTCAGCGTTCCCGCTCCCATAATGGCCAAGCCGGTTGTTGTAATCGGGGGTCATACCGGTCCATCCGGTGGGCCGACTGGTCCTACTGGTGTTGCTGGTCCTGGAGTGACGGGCTCGACGGGTCCGCAGGGGCTCACGGGTCATACCGGACCGACCGGGAGCACGGGTTCTCCTGGTGCCGGCGCGTTCACTGGCCCGACGGGCATGACTGGGCCGCCAGGGGTCGGATCGCCGTCGACTGTGGTTGGACCGACGGGTCCACAAGGCCCGGTTGGAGCGACTGGTTCCGGTGCTGGTGGATCGCCCAACAAGCTTTCGACCTTCTTCAATTCTCCGGTCGGAAATGTATCGACGACCGAAAAGGCGATGGGGTTCGGTTCCTCTTGCAATATCGTTCCGAATTCGTCGGGAGCGATATTTGTTTTGTTTACCGGCATGGTAGCGAACGCGACTGCGGCTGGGGATGGTGTCACGATCACGGGTCGCTATGGAACCGGAACGGCTCCTGTAAATGGCGCGACTTCGGGGCTGGGCACGCAAATGGGAGCGCCGCAGAATTTTGTCGCTTCGACGACGGCAGGTCGGCAAGGATTTAGTGCGCATGCCATTCTGGGCGGTCTTACGCTCGGAACGGCGTGGTGGTTTGATCTTTCGATTGTTGCTGTGATTGCTGGTGGCGCGACCATCTATGATGTGAACTGCTCGATATTTGAGCTTTGAGATGAACAACCCCGCCCCCGCAGCTCCGATCGCGACTCGCCCGGTTGTGGTGGTGTCGGGGCCTGCTGGCCCGTCCGGTCCTGCGGGTGGTCCTGGCCCGACCGGCCCTGCTGGCGGCCCTACGGGCTCCGCAGGAGCTACGGGGGCACAAGGCGCTCTCGGCGACGTAGGCCCGATCGGTCCGACGGGCGCTCCCGGTACGGCATCAGCGACCGGGGCTACGGGCCCGGCTGGTATCGGACAGACCGGTCCGACGGGCGCTCCCGGTCAGGCGGCTCTTCAGGGTGCAACCGGACCGGCGGGAGCGCAGGGTCCAGTAGGATTCGTGGGAGCCAATGGGCCACCTGGTCCCACCGGGGCGAGCTTTACTGGCCCCACTGGTGCGTCGGGACTGGCCGGGGCGCAGGGTGTGGTGGGGCCGGCAGGACCGCAAGGCATTGCGGGAATAGCGGGACCGCAGGGCATCGTGGGCTCGACGGGACCGACCGGACTGACGGGTGCGTTGGGATCGACAGGGGCCACCGGGCCGACGGGCCTCGGAGCGACAGGACCGGCGGGATTTGCGTCGACAACCGGCGCCACGGGGCCCACGGGTCCTGGCGTCGGAGCCACCGGTCCCCGCGGGGTCGATGGCTACAACGGCGTCGATGGGCCGACCGGCTACACCGGACCAATCGGCAGGACAGGCCCGACGGGTTCTCTCGGTTTGACGGGTCCGACCGGCAACACCGGTCCATTCGGTGTCGGTCCTACGGGCATCGGCGTCACGGGCCCGATCGGCAACACCGGCCCTACTGGCTCACTCGGTCAGCCTGGCCCGACCGGAATGACCGGTCCTCCCGGTATGACGGGATCGACTGGCATCACGGGCCCCACGGGCTCGCAGCCTGCCGTGAAAGATGCGTTTCGAGCCAAGATGGCGACGAACCAGACCGGTATCGCGGACAGCACCAACACCAAGATGAAGTTCACCAGCAAGGTGTTCGACGTCAATAACAAGTATGACGCCACCAATTTCCGTTGGACGCCGGCTGCCGGTATCGTGCATCTCGGGGCCGGGCTGTATTTTTCAGCGGGAGTGCGGAACAACGTATTTCCGCAGGTCATGATATTCAAGAACGGCGCCTGCATCGTGCAAAATGGCGCGCAGTCAACGTCGAATTCGGCGTATACTCAGGTGGATACGATCGATCAAGCCAACGGTACCGACTACTACGAGTGCTACTGCTTCTCACCTTCCGCCACCACGACGACGGTGGCTGCGGTTAATTTCGTCACGACGTTCTATGGAGCGTTGCTGTGAGCGAGGATACGATCGTCGTGCCGAAGCAGGACAGGATAGTGCTGGTGTACGACGAAGAACGTGTGATCGATGTTCCAGGAGAGCGCAGGATCATGGAGGCATACGGCGATGATTTTGGGAAGTAGGACACATACAGCAGGCGACGTCATTCGTTGGGTAGTCAATTATGACTATTGGTTGGCTAATTCCGCTACGATCGAACAGATCGACATAACATCGAATTCGGTTACCTGCACGGTCGGCAACATATCGATTTTGGGGCGTGAGATCGTGTTCTTCCTGTCCGGCGGCATCGTCAACGAGCAGGTGATGTTGTCGTTGGTGATGACGGACAATCTCGGCAATATCAAAAACGACACGCTTTCTTTCGTTGTGGTGGCACCATAGGAGGACAACATGGCTGTTATCGTGTTCAACCAGTACAATGCAGGCGGTGTTTTCAAGCAAATATCGGATGCTGATGCTCAGGGTCCGGGTACTACGTACAATCAGTATGCCAATGGCGGTGCGTGGGAGCAGCTGCGCGTCGTCTGCGGCTCTCCGACACTCGATCAACGTGCGGCTGGCGGGGTTCACGCCGCACTCGCTACTGGAGCTGCATAAATGGCCCAGCAAAAAACCGACTCGATCATCAAGGCGGAAGAACGGGTCGCCAAAATTCGCGACGAATCCGCGCGCATCGCGCTTGAGCGCGCCGAAGCCGAAGCAAGGCAAAAGGCCCATCGCGCCTCGCAGGAGGTGGAGGCTCGCCGGATCGAGGAGGACGATCTCAAGCAGGCGAGCTCGAACGTGAACCTCGAGCCTGCAACGCGCGAGCAGTTGCTCGAGCGTATCCGGCAAATGCGCGAGGAGAAGCCGGTCGAGATCACGCCGGTACCGCATCGCACGCCGCGGCAGCAGGCTGAATACGAGGCCGAGGTCGCGATGGGGCGAGCCATGGTGGCAAAGGCCGAGGCTGAAATCGAGCGCAACCGCGAAGTCCAGCGGAAAATCAAGCTAGAGCAAGAGGCGCGGGAAGGAACGATGACACCGGTCTACCACCCAAATCCGACGCAGGAAGAAGCGTTCCCAGTCAGTGGCGCAACATTTGGCAAGCCACGAACATGACAGCCCTGAAGTTAGACCGTTTTGGCGGGATGCTTCCCTCGTGGGATTCAAGATTACTTCCGGATGGTCAGTCGGACTACTCTCTTAACTGCTATTTATTTTCCGGCGCTTTGGTTGGCTGGAGGCAGCCCAAGCTGCTTCATACGCTAAAGAACAGTGCTGCAAAATACGCCTATCGAATTCCGAGCACGACTTCCAACAACGTCTCGATCACGGCTCCTGACTCATTCTGGATGGAGTTCTTGGACCGGGACACCGACGTCATTCGAAGTCCAGTGGTGGACGACAGCTTTCATCGGTACTACTGGGCGAGCCCTTCGGAGCAACCAAAGTACAACACCCATGATCGTATCCTGAATGGGGATCCTCCCTGGCTGCTGGGCGTGCCGGCATCGAGCTGCGCGCCGGGCGTGACTGTTTCCGGCGGCGGCGACACCAGCCAGGTCGGCAACGTGACTGTGTTACCTACTGCTGCAGGGAGCACCGACTATCGTCCGGGCAACGATATTTTCCTGACCCCGATCGTCCCCAGCGGAACTATGCTGGTTCAGTCCGTCAGCTTCATGCCTGCGTCGACCGACGGCGCATTGAATTTCCAAGCCGTGGTCTATTCCGATCTCAATGGCGTGCCTAATCAGCTATTGGGTGCTGGCGATCAGATCACCGGTATTTCAGCCGGTGTTGCGGCGACAGGGTCTTTTACCAACGGCGTCTCTGTTATCAGCAATACGGTCTATTGGGTCGGTATAGCGCACGATAATCCGTTTTACCTGAACATTGCCGACGATCGCGTCACCAACGGCGCGGCGGCGAGCCACACCTATTCGAACGGGCCGCCAGATCCCGTGACTGCTACCGGCGGGTATCCGGTCTGGCAGATGTGGGGCGATCTGCTCGGTGCTTCGGTATTCACGGCACGGGCCTACGTCTACACATGGGTTACCGCATATGGAGAGGAAGGCCCGCCGTCGCTGCCGTCGGTGGTGAACGGCTGGTCGAATGCGACCTGGACCGTGAGTTTGTTTACGCCCGTGCCCAGCGACATGGGCGTGGACCGCAACATCACGACCACCAGGATATATCGCTCGATCAGCAATGTGTCCGGCCAGGGCACGTATTTTTTGGTTGCCGAGCTTCCGGTCACCCAGATGACCTTCGAGGATACGATCGACGACGCTACGGTGGCCCTCAACACGCAGCTGCAGTCGTTGTACTGGTTCCCGCCGCCAACAGACCTGCAGGGGATCGTGCCGTTTCCAAACGGGGTTTCGGTCGGGTGGAACTCGAACGAGGTCTGGTTCAGCGAGCCGTACCGCCCGCACGCCTGGCCACCGAATTACGTGTTGACCACGGAATTCCCGATCGTCGGCATCGGGGTGTGCGGACAAGCAATCGTCGTCTGCACGCAGGATGCACCGTACGTGATATCCGGTGTCAATCCAGCGGCAATGTCGATGATCAAGATCAACCTGCCGGAACCTTGCTTGCACCGGGCATCGATTGTCAGCACGGCCACTACCGTTCTGTACGTGTCTCAGAATGGTCTGATCCAGGTCGACCAGTCGGGAGCGGCCAACAACGTCACCGAAGGGTGGGTAACCCGTGAGCGCTGGCAGGCGTTGATCCCGTCGAAATATGTCCGGGCTGTCAAGCATGCGACGAGCTATTTTGCGTTTGGATCGGTGTCGGGCAGCGACAACTCGGTTGCGCGGCAGGGATTCACGGTCGAGCTGTCGACCCAGGACCAGACAGGTTTCACAGTGTGGCCGGTCCCAGGTGGTCACAGGATAGGGTTTGGTACACTCAGCAGTCCGAACGGTTTTGATGTCGATAATTTATTGCTCGATCCGTGGACTGGTGTAGCGCTGTTGGTACAAAATGGCGGGGTATACTACTGGGATTTTACTGATACCGCGCCTACGATCGTGCCTTATAAGTGGCGTTCGAAAACGTACCAACAGCTAAGCGCGAAGAGTTTTTCCGCGATGAAGGCTTGGTTTACCGTGCCGCCTGGTACTGCGCCGCAAGTTGATCGTAACATAGACGAACCGCAACCGATGTTAGGCCCGCAGCAGTATGGGGTTATTAGAATTTTTGCTGACGATCAGCTCTATACAACGCGTGAGTTGCGGAGAAGTGGAGAACTTCTTCGTATCTACTCTGGCAAAAAAGCTGAAGCGTGGGTCATCGAAGTGGAGGCACGGGTCGCTATCAGCAACATACAGTTCGCGACTTCCGCAAAGGAACTCGGGTTGATCTAGGACGCCTATTCGCAGCTTGCTCCTTAGGGGTGGACCACTTGATGTTCCCCGGTTCATAGTTGCCGTCATTATCGACGCGGTCAAGAGAGTGTCCAGGCGGACGATCTCCGATTTCAGCAACGACATCGGCAATGAATTTAACGGCATCGAGCCATTGTGGGGCTTTGATTCCACGGCCGCCATAGTTTTTATATCTTTTATTGCTCGGGTTGTAGCATCGTTGAATCATAGTTTTCCAGATGCCATAGAGCGGGTGCCACTTTCCGTCTCTAGCGTAGCCGTGGCGATAAAATCTTGATCTGCAACCGCAAGAGCGGACGTGATCGCGCAGAAGATCATGGGGAGTGACGAGCTTTACGTTGCCGCAATCGCATTGGCAAAGCCACAATATGTTCCCGTCAGATCGTTCGGCCGTTGGCCGGATTGCAACCAGATGACTGAAACGCTGGCCTGTGATATTAATCGCTGTGGGCATCGATCCGCTCCATCGGTTCGTGTGTCAAGTGGCGAGGTGGCGCTATCAACGCCATCTCGCTGCGCACTATAGCATAAAGCTACGGAGATAAAACCATGCCTGCAGCCAGAATCATACCTCGCGCACCCATGCGCGGCAATATACGGCCATTGGCCATGAACGGTGGTGTGGCGCCGGTCTGCCCGGTCAGCCGCAGCCAGTCGGTGGCCAACCAGCCCCCGATCCCGCCGTCGGTCATTCCGCTGGCGAACGACCTGCCGTCGGTAATTCGCGCTGTAAACATGATCATTACCATGTTCAATACGGATACGTCGATCCCGAACTGGCAGGAGATCAGTCGAACCGTCACTCCGGTGCGGATATTCAATCCCAATGATCGGAGCCAGTGGGTTGACGTTGAGCGGATCGCGCAACTGACGTTTCAGGATCAGACGACCAACGGCTTGTGGCAGTGGAATTACTGATGCCCGGACCCAAGCCATACATGTACGCGGAAGGCGGCGGCAAGCTGCCGCGCTACAGGGAAGATTTCTTCCAGCGCATCGTCGGGGTGCATTGGCGCGAGCCATTGCCATCGGTTAGCGTAAATATAGAGGTTATTGTTGTGTTCATGGAGACTTCTGGTTGGGACCCTCAACCTGCTTATAAACTCACGCCGGTTGCTAAGCGCGCTCAACTTTTGGACACATGGTTTACACCTACTTGGAGCAAAGACCCCGCTCCTCTCAAGAATACGGCGTTCCTGGTCAATGGTAATGGCGGTGTGTTTTTGACGTCGGTAGCGCCTAAGCTCCCAGCTGACCCGAATACCGGCGCCCCGCAGGACATAAATGGTACGTGGTTGAATGTGTTGGTATTTGCTTTCGAGCACAACAACAATGTCGTAAATAGTTTATCTAGTGTGACAATTGCCACAAAATTGATAGCTCCAGCGCTCTATATCGCAAATCCGTTGAACGCGGATTTGCCTTCCGAAGTAGCGCCTTCGGGGCTGCTTTGGGGTGCTGAAACTGGTGCCATGGCTGCCGGTGTAACTATGCAGTGGAAAATGCGTTACGGCATCCATAGACCTATTACAGCTGCGTCTCTGCTTCCTAATAGTATGGTGCAATGTTATCCTATTAGCAGTTCGCATGCTGGATATAGCGGAGATGAAAAAATTACTTTTGAGGGCTATTTTCTTATTGCATATCGATTGGACGACGCTGGTGTAGGGCATGTTTTCTCCGAGTCTCCGAAGGTTACAGAAATTGGCACACAAAATCTGCCACCTGAGTGGTCATCTGTTATTGCCCGGCCGCCGCGCGGTGAACCTTTTACAGGCATTCCGTTTAGCGATCCGCCGCCTTTGATCTTGCAGGATGTAACGTAAAGTGGGCTCGCCGCCGTTAAGCAAACGGCCTGTACGTGAAGGCGTTTTCAGGAGATGATCACACCCTTGTCTGCTATGCTGGGGTGAATTTGCGTCTCTTAGGAGGTAGTTGTCATGGCTGGGCAAAATTTATTTGCACCCACGAGCGGCACGTATACAACGTCAGGCTCGTCACAGCAAAGCACGCAGCAATCGACCAGCCAGCAGCAGTCGCAGACCTATATCCCCGACTATTCCGAAACGCCGATCCTGGAGAGCATCGCTAAATATGCTCAGGGCATGGCTCCGCAGGTCTACCAGTGGGGCATGCAGCAATACGCCAACAACCAGGGCAACATCGACAGCCTGATGCGCAATGCGCTGACCTATGCCTCGCCGCAGCGGATCGCGGCCGACATGGGGATGGCAGAGTCGGGCGCGGCGCAAGGGGCGGAGAAGGGCCGCCAGAGTGCGCTCAGTGATCTGCAAAGCTACGGCATCGACCCATCGGCTGGGCGCTACGCCGGGCTCGACCAGGCAGCTCGTGTACAGGCGGGGGCCAGCGCGGCCGGTGCCGGCAACCAGCAGCGCATGGCCGACGTCGCGACCGGCAACGCGATGCAGAACCAGGCGATCTCGTCCAGCCTGCAGAACGTCCAGACCGGCTATGGTGCCGCTAATGCGGCCAACCAGTTCGCCGGTACTGGCATGAGCTTAAAGTACTCGCCGCTGGGCACCACGTCCTCTGGCACCTCAGAGTCGAGCGGGTCGAGCAGTGGCGGAAGTCATAGCACGAGCAGCCCAGTCTCACCCCAAACAACAATATGGCAGCAAGGTCCCGTACATGGATTGATGGCTGCAGGGGGTCCCGTCGAAAATGACGCCACATCCGGTGGTTTCGTCTCGCATGATCTCAGTCCGTCCGACGGCGCACAGACTGATGACGTGCCAGCGCAATTGAATGCAGGCGAGTTCGTTGTGCCAAAAGATGTGACAGCCTGGCTCGGGCAACAACACTTCTATAAATTGATGGCACAAGCACGAAAAGCTCGCGCGATGGCCGGTAATGACGGCGCAAAAGTCGGCTATGGAGCAAACTGATGGCCAGGACCAAGCACAAGCCGCGCGTCGGCTATCAGGGTGGCGGCGCTATCCCACCTCCTATCCCGGTTGCTGATCCAGGCGCAGGTGCTGGACCTACGACCGGCACGGTAGGAGGCGCAACGCCTCCGCCTATCCCCATTGCCGATCCTGGCTCTGCCGGTTCCAGCGGCGGCGGCAACTACAACACTTCAGGCCTGATGTTCGCGGCTCCGAGACCTGCGATGCCTCAAGCGCATCGCCGTATGCGCCGTCCAATGCGGCGTGTTGGTTACCAGGACGGCGGCGCTGTGGCTTATGATGAGTCAGTACCGCAACCGATAATGCGACCGAAACCGAGGCCAAAAGCGCCCGACGATACCGTCTATCCTACGACCGGTCCCGACTGGAGCGACACAAGTGTCGACCCTTATCAGGCTGCCATGGCGGTCGGCTACGCGGGCGGTGGAACTGTCGGCGCTCAAGACGGCTCAGTGCAACCCGGTGCCGACATAAACAAGCGTGCCGCCCTACTAGCGGGGTTGCGCAAGCGTTACGACGCCATGATCGCTATGGCGCAGGGTGCGCTGGCGCACCGAGACGAGAACGCAGCCGTCCGTTTTGCCCAGCGGGCGCACGATATGGTGCCGGACGGCAAGAGCCTGATCCTGCATGTGCAGCCCGATGGCAACGTCCTGGCGATCGTCCACGATCCGCGTGGCGGCGAGCAGAGCCGACACGTCATGACGCCGGATCAGTTCCACCATTATTTAATCGGTCCCGCGACCAGCTTCGACCATGTGATCGACAACGGCGTGGGGCACAATCTTGGCATCGCTTCCGGGCGGCCGACGCCGCGCGTGCCGGAGCATCCCGCCGATCCAATCCACAAGGTGCGCCAGGTGCTGCAGCATACCCGCAAGATGTTTGGCGTCGACAGGATCGGCCAGGCGCCGCCGCGCATAGGGTATGCGGCGGGTGGTGAGGTTTACACCGACGAACAAGGACGAACGTCTCCTGCGGATGTACGGGATACTTTGTTCGACGAACAAGGAAATTTAATATTTGCAGGAGATGCTCGGCAATATGCAGCGGGTGGCCCGGTACGCGGTTACGATGATGGCGGTGAGGTCGACGATACGTTGCCGCCGGATCCGCCATGGACCAGCCAGGATGAACGGGACAACCCGCCGCCGCCCGATGTTCCGGCTGACAACTCAATCGACGATTACATGCTCAACGCGCAACGTGGTGCGGCATCGGCGCCAGCGCAGCAACCGGTGCAAGAGCCGGTGTCGGGCGAAACTGACATAGGCACGTTGCTGTCGAGATCTGGCTCCAAGCTCTATAGTGGGATGGATGAGCGTATTCGGGCCGAGCAGGCGGCCAAAGCTGCCGTGCTGCCGAGAGCTTGGGGTTCCGTCAAGCAGGCGCTTGCCGACTACATCAACGGTGCCAACGCGGCACCGCCTGCGCAGGTAGAACAGGCCCTCAACGAGGCAGCCAATAGAGACCCCGCTGGCGATACGCCGAAGCATGTGCAGGATGCGATTGTCAACGAAGCTCCTGCTGGCCCGACACCGATCGATCCGACCGGTTATATGCCTGAGAAGCCGCCAGCTGGCAGCGGGACTTCCGGCATCGCTGCGACTAACCCGCAGAAAGCCGCCGACGCACTTTCGGAGCCGCCAAATTGGATGGAGCATGCAGGATACGCTCCGGTTCAAACCGGGTATGGCGGCCCGCAACAACGGCAGGCGAATGATCCTAATTCGCCGGAAGCTTATGCTGCGCGACATTATGGCAACGATCCGGCGAGGCGCGATGCATTTTTGGCATATGGATTTTGGAGTCGGACCCAGCCTGAATACGATAAGCTTGTAGCAAACGAGGCTGCGCACAAGCTGACGCCAGAGAGTGCCGCTCGACTAGATGAATTGACCAAACAGCGCGACGAGGCAGTAGCGCATTATTCACACAGGTGGGGGACTTTCGATGGTAATACACTAAAGAACGCCCTCACAGCGCCTGGACAACCAATTGCACCGCCAAAATACCTAACTGATACGCCAAAACTAAACGTTAACTTTGGCGGTAGAATTGATCCTAGTTACGTTGCTGGCCAGCGTGTCTACGGTCCGTATGATCCTGATCGGCCTGGTACCCCCACTACCGGCGCTAACGGGCAGCAAGGACAGCAGGGTCAGGGTCGAACAGGGTATGGGGCACCGCTTCCCCGACAACCCAGCAAGGAAGACCTACGGCCTGTTGGCAGAAACATCAACGGCGTGCCGGTCAATCGCAACGGCGAGATCATCAAGCCGGATGGGACGCTCGAATTCACGCCTCCTAATCAGAGTCAAAGGACCGTCATCGATCCGCGCACGGGCGAGCGCCTGGAGATGACCGGCGGCACCGGCATCCCTACGCGACCTCGCGAGGGCACGCCAGGCGGTACCGGCGTGCGCGGCAGCCTCAACCGGCCGTTCGGGTTTTCGGCCAAAGACCAAGCCTACCAGAACCTGTCGGCCTCCGGTGCGCTCGACATCGTGCCGTCGGATAAATACGGCCGATCGCCAGAGCAGCAGGCAGCCGAGGGCTCGCGGCCGTGGACGCAGGACATGTCGCGGCCGATCGGGCGGCCGATGCCGCGCGGCGCGCCGCCGATGTACGTCACCGAGCGCCCGGCGCCCTATTACGACCCGAATACCGGACAGGTCGTGACGCCGCCCCAGCAGGTCATGCCAGGCAGCGGGGCGCCAGTCGGGGTCGCGCCGGGATCGCCGGAAGCCGGAAGGCCTCCGGCTTGGCAGCCGCCGCCCAACATCCCCGGCGCTGTCGGTCAGCAGCCGCCCGCCGACGACCAATCCCCCGCCGCCCGCGCAGCGCGGGCATTCCCGATGGCGTCCCAGACGAGACAACGTGTGCAATACCAGGGCACGCTCGAGCGCCAGGCGCAGGAGGACCAACTCAAACGCGAGTCGTATGCCACTCGGGACACGCCGGAAAGCAGGATGGCGCGTGCGAAGCTAGCGGACGATGGAAAAACTTTCCGCAGCTTGGCGAAGGACCAGCAGACTCAATACCACACCGACATGCAGGGGGTCATAGCGGACAACAATAGGTTCGAGCGTGCGTATGAAGCGGTGCAGCGTAATGTTGGTGGCGCAGCCGCTGAATTATTGAAGGATTACCGCGCAAAAACCATGAACGATCCCAACTACAAGCCCAATGATGACGAACTTGGCGCCATGGTTCATGCTCACGATCTGATATTCGGTAGTCAAGGTGCGGCACCGCCTGCGCAAGTACCCAAGCCGGTAGCGCCGTTACCGCAGGGCGGGGTAGCTCCGGCAACTCCGGCACAGCAGTCGCCGCAGTCGGTGCTACGGGTGCCGCAACCGGCACAAAACCTGGTGCCCGCGCCGCAGCTACGGCAGCCTGCTCCCGCAGCAATTCAAGCTTTGAAGGCTGACCCCCGACGTCGGGCGGAATTCGATAATTACTACGGTCCGGGGGCGTCTGCACGCTATCTAGGCCAGTAGCATGGGCGACGCTTACGACGGTCCTGACTATAACGATAATGCTACGTCGGTACCGTCCGATGGCGATAACTATTTTTCTCAGTTCGAAAACGCTCCTGCCGCGGCCGCTCCTGCGTCCAACGACAACTATTTTGCTCAGTTCGAACAACCACCACAGCAGAAACCCCCGGATAATTATTTTGCTCAATTTGAGCAGCAGACAGGGCAACCCGAGCTGCCGCAAGCCGAGAGCCCGTTCTGGTCCGGCGTGCGCAAGTTCGCGCACGGTATCGGCCCCACGCTCGCGGGCGCGGCGGCGGGCGCTGCCACTATGGGCGGCTATGGCGCGGCCGCGGGGACCCTGGGCCTTCCGGGTCTCGGCACCCTTGGCGGTACTTTGATCGGTGGAGCTGCTGGTCTTGTGACCGGCGGCGTCAGCGGATACCTGGCAAGCGAGGCACAAGAAGCAGCCGCTAAGGCGCTGAATTTCGACGATAGTTTGCAGCAAGCAGCCAATGAGGAGGCCAACCCCGGATCGACGCTGATCGGTGGCGCGCTGACGGCTGCGGTTCCATTCGGCATGGGGCGCGGCGTCGTGACCCTTGGACAGCGGGCGTTCTCCGGCGCCCTCATGGGCGGCGTCGAAACGGGAAGCGAACTGGCCGAAGGGAAGCCTTTCGATCCGGCGGCGATCGCGCTGAACGTGGGAATGGGCGCGGCCTTCACGCAGCCGCGCAAATTCCTCACCCCCTTCGAATCCGCGGGAGCACGGTTGGGCACCAGGCTGACCGAGCAGTTCCATGGCAAGGCTGGACCGGACGCTGCCGGTGGCGTCGCCCAGGAACAGCCATCGCCTAAAGCCGGAACCACGGTCGAGCCTGGCGCTGCCCCGGCCACGCCAGAGGCGGTGGCTCCGGGCGGCGACAGGGGCGGTCCGGAGGACTACGGCAAGGAGGCGCCGGCAGGCGAACCAGCCCCGACCGGGATTTATCGAGACGAGCAAGGAAAATTGCAAGGCAAGCTACGGCTCTACCGGGGGGAAACTCCTGGCGCTGGCGCTGCCATGCCTGGAAGCCCCATGGGCGGCGGCTGGTATACGACCGATCTAGCGAAAGCCCAAAAATACGGTGACGTAAATTACATCGATATTACCCCTGCTGATCTTAATAAATTTGCTCAAGGGCATGGCGGTACTGACGAATATGTTCTTCCAGACAAGCAATGGCAGGATCACTTCCGATCGCAGTCCAAACCACTCGAACAACCAGCTGCGGCCGCCGTCCAGCAGGGGGGGGGCACCGAGGGACTAGTCCCCGACCCAGCGCTGGACGCAGCGATCCGCGCCAAGATGGCGCCCGGGGGTGAAGCTGCAGCCCCGCCGCCGGAACAAGAGCCGGCAGCTCCGGCAACTCCCGCAGCCCCATCGGTTGCCGCCGAGCAGCGGCCGGGCGATGTGCTGCGCGGTCCGGAGCCTGGTGCGCCGCCACCCGAAGGGCCCATCAGCGACGCAGGTGGTGGCGGTGCAGGCGGCAAGCCACCCCCGCCTGGAGGGCCTGGAGGGCCGCCTCCGGGGTCCATAACGCCGCTTCCTCCAACCCAGCCGCAGCGCTTCCAGGCACTGCGCAAGCTGATACGGTCCTACAAGGAGACGTTCCAGCCCGAGACGATCAGCCCGAGGGCGTTCGAGGCCGATCCGCTGTTCGCCAAACGTGCTGTATCAACGCAGGGGGAAGATGACCGGATCATCAATGATGGCCTGAAGCGCGAGGCTCTGTGGAATAAAACACCGGAAGCTGATCGGGTTGGCTTCCTGTCCGATATCGAGAACAAGCGGCAGCCGCAGAACCCCGTGTTTCGGACGCTGGCGCAAACCTACTCCAAGATGCTCGATGCTGCTTACACGCTGGAGAAGCAATACGGCTCCAAGGCCGGCTATATCGAGGACTATTTTCCCCATCTTTGGGAGAGACCTAATACGGGGCAGGCCCCGATCGCCGACTACATGCGGCAAACCATCGGCCCGACCGGGTTCCAGAAAGCCCGCACAATCGATCTGATCGAGCACGGCCTGGCCGCCGGCTACAAGCTCAAGTCTACCAATCCGGAACTACTAGTTCGTGCGCGGCTCATGGCGGGCGCCGACATGCGCAATACCATGGAGCTGCTCGATAGCTTGAAGAAAACCGGGATGGCTGACCGGACTGAAGGCGCTGATCCGCAGGCAATGAAAGCGTTGTCGCGCATGGGCTGGCAGATCATCAACGCTCCGGACCGCAAGCAATGGGCGATTGCACCCGATGTCCTTCCGTTGTGGAACAACACCGTTGCGGCGAGGGGGCTATGGGCCGATCAGGGTCTTGCAGGCGATGCATTCAGGGGCTGGATGGGGTTCAAGGCCGCTTGGGTACCAGTAAAGCTTGCGCTCAGCCTCTTTCACCCCTTGCACGTCGCCCACATCAATTTCTCCAGTAGCGTCGCGCGGGCGACCGACCAAGCGCTAACTGGCGATCTCGCTGGTGCACTCAAGAGCTTCGGCCAGGCCGTTTCGCTTCGACAACCCATCGGCGAGATGGGACGGGCCCAGTGGCTTTTGGGCGATGGCGCCCGGACGCCGGAGGGCAGGATCGCCGTCCGGGATATGGAAGACGGCGGCTTCGCGCCGATGCTGTCGAAAGAGTTGAGCACTGATGCCGGACGGAAACTTACCCAGGCATGGCAAGACATGAGCCCGCTCAAGGTCGGCTATGAGGGCCTTCGTTTTGCAATCCATCAGATCCAGAAGCCTCTTTTTGAGCAGTGGATTCCACACCTCAAAACTGCGGCCTACCTCAACGACGTGGCGGCGTTCGCGGAACGGCGGCCTGATCTCTATAACGATCCGGCGAAGCGTGGAATCGCGCTGCGGGCGATCGCTAAGAGCGTCGACAACCGGTTCGGCGAGATGTTCTACGGCGGCCTATTTTGGAACCGCTATGTCAAGGATGCCAGCATCGGCTCCTTCCTGTCGCTGGGCTGGAACCTAGGCTTTGCCCGCGAGTTCGGGGGGGCCGCCGTTGAGGCCGCCACCCGCCCGCTGGGCCGGATAGTTCCAGGCATGGCCCCGAATGCGGCCCGGCAGATCGCCCGTGATGCAACCAATAAGATCAAGTTTGCCAGCATCTACATGGGCACCGCCGCACTCATCGGCGGGGTGATGACCAAGATGCTGTCCGGCGAGGATCCAAAGGACTTGTCCGACTGCATTTTCCCGCGGGTCGGCGGGGTCAATCCTGATGGCTCACCGCGGCGCCTCTCGACCATGTTCTACCTGCGCGAAATTCCGATGCTGCAGAAGCACATTGAGGAACAAGGCGGCGGCATCGGCGGTACGCTTGGAGGTGCAGGCGCCATGCTATGGAACAAGACGCTGTTCCAGCCGCTGAAGGAACTCTGGGAGAACCGGGACTATTTCGGCCGTGAAATCTGGGACACCAATGCGCCGGGCTACCAGCAGATCGAGCAGGCGATGAAGCACATCGCGACCGGGCAGCTATCGCCCATGTCGGTGTCTGGCGCTCAGCGCGCCCAGGAAACCGGTGGCCAGCCGATCGAGACACCCTTGGCCTATCTTGGCTTCGGTCCGGCGCCGGCTTACGCCAACCGGTCGGCAATTCAGAACCGGATCGGTTATCTCTACCAGCGCTTCGTCGCTCCGGAAACACGGCCGTATCAGGACGAGGATGTCACCCAGGCCCAGCAGGCGGCGCGCAGCCAGATATTGCTGGCCAAGCAGCACGGTAATTCGGATGAGCTGAACGCCGCCTACGCGGCAGCGCAAAAGGCGGGCATTACGGGCAAGAGCATGGTGGCAACCGGGAAGCTGGCTGGCGATCAATTTATGTTCTCGAAATTGCCGCAACAGGAACAAACCGCCGTACTGGATGAAGCCTCACCAGCCGAGCGAGTGCGCTATCTCCCCCATGCGCTGAAAGCGACTAAGGTCGCTTGGAATGCGGCGCATCAGCCGCAGGCAGCTGCAGCACTCCAGCCTCCGCCCTAGCTTAGGGGAAGCCGGTCATGGTCCAAATAACGGCGTTCAGCGTTTTTACGAACCATCACCGCTTGCTCCAAGTCAATATAATCGCCAAGAAGAATAGTGCGTCCATCAACCGTAATACGAGCATGCCACCTCCCGTCCGGCCGTTGCGATACACCTCGGCAACCGCTGCGATTGTCTTTTCGCAGCCTGTCATTCAAATTTTGTTTGTTCTTCGCATCGGGGACCGCAAACAGGTTTGCCCAGCTATTATTCGACGGATTACTGTCGCGGTGCTCGATCTGCAGATAACGCGGCGGCCAAGCACCGGTCATGAAAAACCACGCCAACCGATGCGCTGGATAGAGTTTATTGGCATAGCCAATCTGGATGTACCCACCCCTTCTCGACGTTCCAGCAATATCGCCAGGATATCTGCTGCGGCTCCCTCTACCGACACGAATTCTCCAATAGAACTGACCGGTGATTTGATCATAATGCAGGGCGCGCTTAAGCGGGTCGGACATCGGTGCTCTCCTGTCCGTCGATTGTATCAGTATGCCCAACCCGAGCAACGTGATCGCTGGAAAGCGAAAAAGGAGAGCAGTCGTGCCGCTTGACAAGTCCGGATCGAAAGCGTCGATCGGCAAGAACATCAAAACCGAGTTGGCCGCAAACAAGCCGCGCAAGCAAGCAATCGCGATCGCACTCGATACAGCTCGGCGTGCCGGTGCCAAGCTTCCGCCCAAACCGAAGAAAGGATGATGACCATGGCCATGGACCCAGCAGCCCGCAAGGCAATGTTCGCGAATATCGCTAGCAACAAGCTCCCCGGCACCGGACCGGCGCTTCCGCGGCCGCCTCGAGCGCCTCGGCTGAGCAAGGGCACCGGGCCGATGCCCGCCAGCTATGCCGCGGGGGGGCCGGTGATCCAAACGCAGGCGAGCCGATTCATGAAAACTGCAGACCAATTCCGCGAGAACATCGAGCGCCAAAGCTATGCTAAGTCTGGCAAAACGGGCGAGATGTCGAACACCACCAAGGATAAGTCATTGCCCGCGATTAAACCGCGCGCCTGATTTACCCAGGAGTTCCGAGTGCCGACGGGCGATGAATGGTTCCTGTCCCGAATCACATAGCTCGGGAAAGCCAAGGACGGTCAAACTCTCTCGTTGGTTGACATCAGACCGATCTGCGGAGTGTGGCACTCAGAAGCTTCTTGCGGGACCATTCATTGCGCACACACCCAAAGCCGAGCATAAATGGCCCATGACCAGATCGCATAAAAAGACCCCGATCGCCGGCTTCACCACCGAGCGCAGCGAAAAGGCTTTCAAGCAGGTGGAAAACCGGCGACAGCGTGCCGCTGTGCGTGCAGGGCAGGAATTCATTCCCGAGTCATACGGACCCAAGGATGGACGGCAATGGCTCGGCAAGGACTATCCAAAAGCCTTGCGCAAATAAATCGTCGCGGCGTTTCACGTGAAACTCAACAATCCTCTCCTTGCGCCATGTGGCGGCTTATTGCCTTCTGGTCGTGATATTCCAAATTCTGTGGTTCAACCCATCGGATCAGCCGAACTTCGACCTCGACAACACCGCACCCGCCAGCAAGGCAGGTCTTGGCCTTGCGGAGGGAATCTTCGCTCGGGAAAAGAGCTGTTCCGTCCGCGTCGGCCTCGAGTTGGTGCTGCCAATCGATGCCGTCCATGAAGCATCGAACCGTTCCGTCCGCCATCTTCCGCCTCCTGCGGCTCTAGGCGCCGCGTTGCCTGTTCAATCGCTACTGACATTCAATGATTCCAATGGCCCCGCGCTTTTGGGCGCTGAGCGGAAACACCCCTTAACCAATTGAAATCGCTAGATCCTGGTAGTGTATGCTAGTCATCGATGTTCGCGTTGCGTTTACGGTGATTTACGGCGCATCCGTTCCCGCCTTGTTCCGGCTTGCGGCACGGCCCTTCATGACCCTGGCAATCGCCTTGGTGTCGTCCCGCGAGTAGGCTTGGGTCTGGCTGACGTTGCTGTGGGTCGCGGTGCGGCGAACGTCATCCATGGCGGCAACGTCCGTCCCTTCCGTGATCGCGCCGGCCCGGCTGTCCATGTTCCAAACGTGGTTTGGAACTCCGGCCGCAGTCGCGACCTTGCGCCACTTCTCGCGGAAGTTCTTGGCTTGCCACGCCACTCCGGTCGCCTCGCAAATGATCAGCGGGCCCTTCTCGGGGAACTTGCCGGCTAGATCCAGTTCCGCCATGACCATCGGGGCCAAGCGCAGATCGACCTCGACCGGCTTCTGCCGTTTGCTGGTCATGTGGCGCAGGATCAAATTGGCGTCGATCTCTTCGCCCCGGAGACCCCGAAGCCACTTCCATTGACCGTCATGGACATCCGACAGTTCCGGCTCGCCCATCGGGACCCATTCCCCGATCACATCCTTTTGCCGCAGGGTGCACTCGAACTGGAACGCCTGGGCGAGCGCGATCGAGTGGCGGCCGAGCTCGTGGGCCTTGGCGATGATGGCGAGTGCCTGGGTCGCCGTGATGTATTCCTTCCGGGGCTTGCCCATCTTGAAGCGCAGCAGCCCGGCATCCTCGCGCAACCGCCGACATTCGGGATCTCCTCGCTTTCCGACCAAGGTGGAGCCGAACGCGAAGAGTGTGCGGAGCTGCCCGACCTTGCCATGGGCCGACGGGGTCCGGCCGTCCGAGGTCCACGCCCGCCACCAATCCTTGATCATGCGGGCGTCGATGTCCGAAAGCAGCGTGTCGCCGTAATCCCTGGCGATCAGCTTGCACCGGCTGTCGTCGTTCATCCGGCTCGCGTAGCGAAGCTCCTGATACGAGGAATCCTTGTCGGTCTGGTAGAGCCGGATCAGGCTGCCCAGCGTGCCGTCGAAGGCGTCTGCGATCACCGGGATGCCGCCGCGGCCCCAGACCAGCATTTCGGTCTGGAGGCGGGTGCATTGGTCGGAGATCAGGGCGCAGTCCGTCTCGGAGGGCCATTCCCCGACCCAGACGCGGGCGCGCTGGGGCAGGAAGCCCCGCTTGATCAGATCGGTGCGGGCGTGCCATTCGGCCACCCACCCGGATTTGCGGGGCGCCCAAACGAGGCCGGGAGCGTCTGCGACTTTCGGTCTATCGCTCATCGGAAGCTCCGGTATCGGCGAGAAGCCGTTCGACGGTGGCGAGGCGGGTCTCGATCTGATCCTGTCTGGTTTGCACGCGGTCGATGTCGTCGTGCATGGCCGCGACCTCTCCACCCGTGATGTTGACGCGCGCCATGTCGTTGATGGCGGCCTTCACCATTCGCAGGTCGCGACGCAAGTCGTGGGTTGACTCAGCTATCAGCGGAATACCGCTGACTTTTATCTCGATTATCTTAAGTTGCTCGCGGACGGGCGCGAACTCGGCCTGCAACCCGTCTATGGCCCGCAGGATGGTGCGAAAATCGTCATCGCTCATGGGATGCCTCGATGTCCTTTGGCGTGATCAGTCATGGGAAAGCTTCCGATAATAGGGGGTCACCGAGAACCCAGCGCCGCGAAGAATGGCCGGACCGGGGCGACGCCTACCGAGCAGAAAGTCAGAGAGGTAGGCGGCCGATATCCCGGCCTTTTCAGCCCACTCCTTTTGGGAGCTATGGCCGATCTGCTTCTTTACGACCGCAACAATTTCTTCATCGGTTATATAAATTGCCATGCTGCCGAATGTAATCAGCGCATACGCTTACGTCAAGCCGATTTGCGCTCGTGGGGGATAAGTCCGCTCGTCTTGTCGAACCAAGCCACGCACGCCGGCCAATATCGCCGGTCCCCAAATAGCTTTTGCTTCTGGGGAAAACCGCTGGCCCGGTTCGCGTCGAGCGCCCGGATGGCCTCCCGCGCAATCTTCTCAGGCACGCCCATGCGCCGGATCAGCTCCGCGTCCGTGACGTACAGGGTATCGCGCTCGCCGGTCTCGTCCGTCATCCGGTTAGCTCATTCCGTAAGTGCGCCCCGCTCTCGCTCGATCTCTTCCCGGACGACCTGGAACATGGTTTCGTAATGTCCATGTTTCCCTATCTGCATCAATTCGTTGTAGCGAGCCTGAATGCGGGCATTGCGCTCATTCATCTCCCGCCACCGCGCTAGTTCGTCCATCTTCATCCCCTCTGGTGCGCATTATTCCCGAATGCGCCGTGCTCCGGTGCGCTCACCTGCTGTCTGCGCCCCTGCGGCCGTCGTATGGTGAAGTGGAGTTGAGCTTGCGAATCTCCTTGCCGTAGTTCATGTCGGCCATGATCCGGTCAGCATTTGCGAAGTCGTCCAGGATAGCGTCGGTCGACTCCAACTCCCGAGCGGGCTTGGTCGGCTCCTCGCCGCTCTCCTCGATGATGCGGTAGCCCTCCAGGATCTTCTCGGTGGCGGCCTTGTCGTTGGCGGTCTTGGTGTTGATGCGCCGCACCTCGTCGTTGGTCTGGGCCAGAATGATATCGGCCACCGACTTGGCGCGGTCGAGGTTGGCCTGCGCCCTGGTCACATGCTTTTCTGCCGCAGCTACGATGGCCTGCGCCAGATCCTGCCCGCGCCTGAGGATGTCGTCGCTCTCCA